AGAAGGACGCATCACCAAGTGTTGCCCCGCCATTAGCAGCAAAAGCAGTAGCAACAGTGACTGCACCAGTAGAGTCAGCAATAGACAGAGCAGCAGTACCGTCTTTTGCTTTTATGTTGGTGACTTCTAGGTTGGTTGTGTCGACAGTCGTAGCGTTGACCGTCGTAATGTTTCCAGTTGTTGCTGTAGCAGTGGTAAATGTGCCAGCAGCGGCTGTAGACCCACCAATCGTAGTTCCGTCGATCGTTCCACCGTTGATATCTGTAGTCGTAAGAACAGACGATGCAATCGTCATAACACCAGTGCTGTCAGCGATAGATGCAGCAGCAGTACCGTCTCTGGCTTTGATGTTTGTAACCTCTAGGTTTTCAACATCAATCGGGCCACTGGTAAAGTTATGACCACCAGACGCATCATACGTAATAGACGGTGCCGTGCCGCCAGCGCCAGATACACCTCTAATTGATGCGCTAAACGCATTAGTACCGTCGTAAGACAAAAACACAATACGACCTAGAACATCTCCCGATGTGTTTGCAGCTAATGTACCAACGGTTCCAGACGGGTAGTGTCTAAACGTCAGCGTAGATGAAAGACTGGCTGTTGCAGACCAATGGTAAAATCCAAGTGAAGGCGACAACCCAGATAATTCACTAGCAGTTCCATGAATTTCGATTTTGCTCGTTACTGGAGTTGTTCGCGTTGTAGTTCCTAAGATTACGTTTCCAAACTGATCAATAACAGTCGGTGTTGTATCAGGGTTTGTAGCATCTTCAACAAGCAGAGCATTGCCAGTTCCAAGCTGGGTGATTCGTAGAGCAGCGTTGGTGTTATCGGTTGTCTCAATAACAGTTGCTTTGCTAAACGTCGCAATACCAGTAGAGTCAGCAAGCGATATCGAGGTAGTACCATCCTTCGCTTTGATATTGGTTACTTCGATATTCGTAAGGTCTACCGTTGTCGCAACAACATTACCAACCCAGCCAGCAGACGAGAAGTAACCAGCAGACGCACCACCTACAGCAACACCCAACTGATTAGCAGCGTATCCGTATAGACCTGTATCAAGATCACCATACAGTTGAATACCAGGCGCAGCAGCAGTGCCTTGTGGGATGACATACACATCCATTGCACCGGATTGCCATTCTTTCAGGTCACTCATCAACTCCCGAATGGCATTGTTGATACCACTAGGCGCACAACCCTCTGCGATATTGATACCGTTGATATCGGTATTGTTGCCTGGGGTAGTAGAAAATTCACTGATTTTGGTCTTTGCCATGATTTACTCCAATTCGTCCATCAGCCGCTGCAAGCTTTGGGTGGCAATTGCAGTTTTGCGTTGATCTTTACCAGCAAGAGCCATACGCTCAAGCTGCTTAATGCCATCAGGACTCGTAATTGCACGAGCTAGTTTTTCCATATCCCGACGATTCATGATTGAGTCAGCAAGACCAGATACAGCTTCAAACGGCTTACCAACACGTTTAGTCAGCGTCTGAGTTGACTCAAGCAATTGTTGCTTTTCAGCAGTCGGAGAACCAACAGGAAGCCGTTCTGCTTGAGTTTTTAGCGCACGAATAAGGTTATCCATGCCTTTTCGAGCTTCAGGGCCGTATGCTGTGCCAACAGCCGCTAAAAGGTTCTGACGCTGGGTTTCATTGCCAAACACTGATTCAGCAAATCTAGCCCCGCCACGAAGCTCTCGACGAGCCGTAGCAGGTATAAGCTCAAGCTGCGACTTAATGTAGTTGGCAACAAACTCTTGCGCCAGCATCGGGTCTTGAACCTTCATTGCCCTAACGGTATCAGACACTTGCGCCGGAACAATATTTAGCTCTGCTGCGTTAGTAGCAAAGACACGGCCATACTGTTGAGCTGTGTCGCTTGTTTCGGCAAGTCGACCAATCGGACTAGCTTGAATTGGCTCTTCAATTGCTTGACGTAGATTTCTATACTGACTTAGTGCTTGTTGATACTGACCACCTAAAGATGCGTCTACAGCATTCTTTAAGTCATCGTAAGCATTGTTAAGCACACGAGCCTTTTCTGTGTCACCGCTGATATTGTATTTTTTGGCTCTGTCACGCAGTTCTTTACGCACAACTTCCATAAAGCCAACAGACGTATCCGGTAGACCCTTTGTCTGTTCTTTCCATACGTCCAGACTCTTTACTCTGTTGTATGCCGACTTGAAAACATCGTTTTTAAGCAGGTTTGCAAAGTCTGCTTGCGGAATTGTCAATTGCTCTATTTGTTGGAAAGCAGGGCCACCAAGCCTAGATACTTCGCTACCACCAGCCCTAAGAGCGGCCTCTGCTGCACGCTGGGCTTCAATCCCCATCGTTTCTCGTGCTTCCTGAGGGAACATCCGCTTAATAGTTTCAGCAGTCTGAGCCTCTCGCCCAGCCATAAACGCACCCATTACCGGGCCACCAGTGGGTGAAGCCTCGATCTGACGTTGGATAGATGGCAGCTTTGTAATACCACCCAACTCCAGCCCACGAGCCTCGCCCGTAGCACGCTGCAACGCCTCTAGAGCAGTGACCGGCGTAGGAGCTTCTTGCATAAGCCTCTGAGCGGCTTCTTTCTCTGCGGGTGATACTTGGGCCATCTGCTCAGAGATTCGCGCCTGTATAGGGCTTCTAAGGGCAAATGGAGCTGCTGCAAACGGAGCGGTTATGGCACCTACTGCGCGAGCCATTGGCTCTTGTGCTGTGCCTCTAAATGGTACGGCCGCAACCTCTTCGCCAACAGCAGACAATGCAGCAGGCAATGCAGCGCCACGTACAGGGGCCGACACAACATTACGCACGAAACTTTGAGCAACCTGACCAGGCATTGATTCTGCCCTAGCCATTGGAACGCCTGCCTCTCTTACGCGCTCTTGAATCTGACCAGGAGTCGGCGCATTAGCGAGCAGTTCAAGCCGCTTAAGTTCTTCAGGCATCTGCGGAGGCTCTGCGCCAGGACGTAGAATGTTTGCAATCAGCCTATCTAAAGGGCGCTCAACTGCCGATACTCCAGCTTTAAAAGCCCCAGGAAGACCTGCGATAGAAGCAAGACCAGAAACAATTGGCTCGTTAATCTTAGCCAGCATACCGGCTCGTTCTAAGCCTTGGTCTGAAAGAGTCTTATTAATAAAGGCATCTGTTGCGTCATCATCGAACAACGCTGTTCGACCGTCAGACAACCGGACTTCCTTAGCCATGATTGTTACCTCTGAGTTCTAAAGTCCAAAGTACCGCCAGTTGATTGACGTACCGCAGGCGATTGACGACGCTGGCTTACGACTTGGTTAATTTTCTCACGAAGATCACCAGACATGATAGGCCCAAGGCTCTCGTCATAAGCAGCCATTGCTTCTTCTGAGTAATTTTGCTCTTTTGCAAGTTTCATGGCTCTGTCTGCAAGTTTTGAATTACGTCTAGCTGTTGCGTTAGCAAATTCTGTCATTAACTGCCGGCCCTGTTCTGTCATTGAAAGACTCGGAACAGCTTGCAAGAACGCAGAAAACTCGATGTTCGATGTCGCTCCAGAACCAGGCGCACGAACATTGACAGCCGCCCGTGTTGCAAGAGCTTGCGCAACAGTATTTGCGTCAGATTCCGGTGTCGAAATGCCTAGCTTTTGCTGAAGGTCAGCAGCAAGTTTTACGGGGCCGCCACCACCCATACCTGCAAGCAACGTATTGATAGAGTTCGATACATTTGCAAAGTCACGAGCAGCTTTAGACGCCTCTACGAAATCGTTAGCTCGTTTTACGTAAATTTCCTTAAACATTGCCTCTTGGACTTGTTGCGGAAGGTTAACTTGAACTGCTTTAAGCTTTGCTTGTTCAGCAGCATACTGCTCAAACGGAACTGGTGTTTTTCCAAGTTTCTGTTGCTCTGCGACATAGAACTGATAGTTTCTGATGTCAGAACTGCTGCGCCCAGCAATAGTCTCTTCCATCTTCATTAATGACTCAATCCGCTTCTGAGCGGTATCGTCATCCATCCCGCCCTCTCGGTATGCTTTTGCAAACTGATTAGCAGCCGCTTTGATTGCAGGACTTTCTGACTGCTCAAAGAACGCAAACGGGTTTTCACGAGCCATGCCACCACCAGCAAGACCAGCCCTACGCAACCCAGGCACAATCTCTGATACAGACTTCAGAGCAGCCAGCGGGTCAGGCGATAGTGCTGCAAGCGCGGCAAGTCGTTGCGGGTCAATCTGGAATCCTGTGCGTGCAGCGGTAGGCATCTGACCAATCTGGACATTGCCATCAGACTCTTCTGCAAACTGTGCAGGCGTCCCAGGTGTTACGGTTGGCTGAATAATGCTGCCAGCCATAGAACGCATCTGTTCTTGCCTGCGCTGCTCGGCGATTTTGCGAGCCAACTCCATCTCTTGCAGGCGCTGGCTATATACGTTCTGATATGCCTGCTGACCAGCAGACAGACCTTGTATCAACCCTTGTCCCAAACCGGGACGTACAGCAGCAGGCCCACCGGCAGCCAACAGACCTAGACCGAGGTTCAACAGACCAGCCTGCCTAGCCTGACCCTGTAGACGAGCGGCCTCTTCCTCGCCCAGTAGACCAGTTGCGTAGGAGGGTGCTTGCGGAAACAACAGAGATGCAATATCCATGATTCACCTCACAGCAGCGTTACAGGGCGCTGTTGTACTAATTTAGGAGCGAGTAGAGACTGAATGGGGCTTATGATGTCTACGGGTCTACCAGGCGTAACAGATGCAGAAGGCGCTGCTGTTGGCGATCGAGACAACAGACCACCGATGATCGGCCCCAAACCACCAAGACCACCACCGCCTTGTTGCTGTTGACCACCGCCCGTTGCAGCCTTAATTGCTTCTTTGAATGCGTCAGTTACAGTGCCAGCAAACGCGCCGCCTGTCAGATAGTCGGTAATGTCTTTGAGCGTAGCAGCAGGGCCGAGTGATGTAATCGGGGACGTTGTAATAGGCGCTCCAGTTACCGTCTGGTCTGATATAGGCCCGTACCCTTCGTTACCCAACAACACGCCTTTATCGAGATTGCCAGCGGGCAGATCCGGCGCTGTTCTCACGCCTGGCAGTGTTGGTTTATCAGGCAATACATCTCTAGGCATCAGCTTTTCTACGCCCTCTGCTGGAAAATCCAACAACGGCCCAGGTTGACCAATGTCCAGCATGCCCATCAACCGCTTTGCTTCTGGACTAAGCTGCCCAGAGATATCTTCAACAGCAAGCGGAGGTTGTGCAATCGTATCTACAAGCCTAGTATCACCCGGTACACGTACAGGCTCGTTTATCAACGCACCCAGTGTTGGAGACGTATCGGCAAACGGCATGTAAGATTGCTGCGCTTGTCCAAGCAGGTTTTGCGCTGCTTCGTTATAGTCACCAAACCCTGAGAAAATATCTTCAAGTTTTGGCGCGGCTTGAAGCCCAGAAACTGTCGGTAGTTGCATCCCTGGCCCCATCGACGCTTCTATCGCAGCAAGGTCGCTTGCAGCGATTGGGGCTTGCGTTGTAGGAACATTTGTTAATGTTGTTCCAAGAGACGATTCTAATGCACCTAGGTTTGCTACTGCTTCTGGAGAAATGTTCGGCAAAACATCCGGCGCAACGGTTGCAGCTTGATTAACAACACTTGGTATATTTGTACTTAAAGATGGTAGTGCAGTCCCTTTCGCAGCTAATAGTGCATCAGATGGAGTTATTTTCCCATCCATATTAAAATCAAATGACAAATCTGTAGGGATTCTCTTAGTAGCCATATCAAGTAGATATTTTCCTCTCTCTGTTGGGTTCAACATTGAGAAAGCATCTCTTGATAAAGTACCTGAAATTGTTTCTACAACAGGAGGTGTAACTGGCAACGTCTTAGACAGCACTTCCGGTGCATATGTTGCAGCTTGATTGACAGCATCTAATATATTTGAAGAACCTAGAAGGCTAGGCGTACCCATTGAGGCTTCAATTTGTGCAAGGTCGCTTGCAGCGGTTCCAGCACCAAATAGCGCCTCTTTGCCGTACGCAAGAGCACCGCCCAACGCGGCACCCTTAAGAGCGTCTTCGATATCTCCGCTTTTTAATAGACCGCCAACCCCACCAGCTAACGCCCCAGCGGCAGTGCTAGACAACCCAAGACCAGCAGGCCCAAGAGCAAACCCTAGCGCAATCGGTGCGGCAATCCCAGCAAGTTTTTCTAAACCGCTTTTGACAGTAGCCTGCTGTTGGGCTGTGAAAACAGGAACACCATCTACAAAGTTGACGTTAAACCTAGTAGAGCCTTCCCCAGCAAATGTACCACCCCAAGTTCCACCAGTGTCGCCCATTTGTGCAAAAGCATATTCAGGCGGTATCGCTTGCCCTGTACGCTTGTTTATAAGCGCATTTTGCTCTGGGCCTGGGCCATAAATCTGTTCGCCACTTTCGCCGCCACCGCCGATAACTTGATCCGGCCCCGGAACCTTGCGAACCTCTAAGTCGTAAATAGTTTTTACGCCTGCCTTTGCAAGCTGACCGGCCATGTAGTCAATAGTGTCATCAACAGAAATGCCAGAGTTCCAATTTACACCTTGACCTGCTAGTGATTTTTGTTGATTAGCAATTTCTTGCCGGATGTTTTCTTTTGCATCTGCAACGCTCATATTCTGAAGACGATAATCTTCTGTCTTCATGTACTCTTTTACAGCGGCAATGTTTGGTGCCATCGCCTCTTGGACTTGTTGATACGCGTTTGACGGCATTTGCCCGACTGGGGCTTCCGTCCTGATTTCTGGGCTTGCTGAGAATGTTTGAACTGGCTCCGTTTGTCCTGGCAGTTTTCCATACACAGCCGCATAAACAGTACCCAAACCAGTCCCAAGCGTATCAATTAAATCTTGATACGACCACGTTGCCCAATCATTACCAGTTCTTACGGCCATGATGTCACCTACTTCTTAAGACCGAGATACGTCAAAAGACCAGACGCAACAGCAGCAGGGATGTTTAGACTTCCATCAGACCCTAGAACCGCACCACCGGCTAATGCAGCACCGAGAGACTGCAAGGTTGGGTCTGATGTGTATTGAGTAGATACGGTCTGACCAGCAGGAGCACCGTATACAGACCCTAGAAAGCTCTGTAGCGCAGCATAGGGCGCCATCTGCTCTTCGCCATACTTCTGCATCTCAGACGCGATTCTGGCTTGTTCATAAGCTTCACGACCCTGCCCGACAGCCAGTAACTTGTTGATGTCTTGGTACTCTGTCTGTGCAAGAGTCGGTGCCATTTGTGCAGCCGCTTCTTGACGTCCACGCTCAGACTCGTAACCTCTAAACGCAAGCGTTCCACCGATATTTGACAACTCTCTTGCCAACCCAGTCGCGGCACGCTCTTGCAGTTGTTGCGCCGCACTAGATCCATACCGGCCAGCACGCGAGGCTTGAGAGGTGATGTTGGCAATCTGATTCTGGAATGCTTCTTCAATCGGTGTTTTAGCAGCGGCGAATGCGCCTTGAAAGAACGGATTCATTCCGAGATATTGCCCACCGACAACATTCTGCTGTTGTTGCAACGCAGCCTGTGACAACGGAGATCCAGTCATTGCACGAGTCTGCGCCATCTGCAAAGCCTGTTGAGTAGCCTCGGATGGTGAAACATATCGTTGTCCAGCATAAGGCTGAATCGGGCCTTGTTGATACAACTGTTGTGCAGCCTGCAACCCTTGTTGAATATACGGCTGAACAGTCGCACCAGGCGCTGAAGTAACGGTAGATGAAGATGGGCCACTCATGTCACACCTCTGCTGCCCACTTGACGGGCTTGAAACCCTGCTCTGGAGCTACCTGCTCCCAGCCAGGACGTAATGATGAAAAGGTTAGTTTCTTAGCACCAGACTCTTTTGCAATCTGCTTGGCAAGTTCCATAGCACCGTCCAGATTCCACTCTGCCCAACCAGCCCACAAGTGCATTCCAGTTCGCTCTGGCTGCATGACAGCAAACGCTACAGGCTTGTTCTCTTCAACAGCGAGCCACAACGCTGCACGGCGCTCTTTGCACTCTGTATAAACGTCTTCAGGCAACCACGGCTCAGGAGATACTTGAGAGATCTCAACGAGCTTAGGGCGCACCCACTCCCACACAGAAGCAAGTTGCTCAGGTTGTACGTATGTTTTAGCCAAGGACAACATATTTGTAGGTCTTATCCGCAGTTGAGTTAGCAAAATGGTTGACAGTGCATTGACCTTGTATCTGGTTCGATGCGTACACGTCAGACGTTGATGACTCGTCTACCTTGTTAGCAGTGACAATGACACTAGGAGTCGATGGGCGAGTTGGGCTTGTCTGGGTAGGGATCTGTTCAAGAATTACAGCAGTGTTAGTAGTCGACCACATTATTTCAACGTAGTCGCCAGCATTAACTTGGTTGTAAAAGTTCAACGCTGCAATCAAGTGGCCTTTAACAGAACCATGCTTATTAGGAACCGAGAACTTTGAGTTAGACCCAGCAATATCAGTACCGTTCTTTCTGAACCACACATCAACATCCTGAATCTGCGAGTCATCGTTAGCAAACTGAATCGAGAACTGAATGTTATAGATACCACCCGTTGCAAACGTGATCCGAGAGTTGCTGACAATGCTGACACCGTTACTGAAGTCAGTTGTGTTCAGCGTAATTGCATATGCCGCAGTCGTACTCGCAGCAGACTGGTCTGTTGTGTCTTGAAATGCCCCGTAAGGCACGTTATCCGTGTTGGCAGCAGCAGAGGCAGCCACAAACAGAATAATGCTGTCCTCGCTGATTCTGGGGTCATACAGAGTGGTTGTAGTAGCACCACCCGTAGCAAGCGTAATAGTCCCTACAGAGTTGAGCTTACCGTCAAGAGTCCGATTAACGATCTCTGCAACGTCACGAGGTGTACCACCCTGCTGAGGTAGTCTGCGAAACATTACCGGCCACCTGTCGCGCCAACATCAATCTCAACACCAACCGCACGAGTCCAGTTGCCTGTAGGAACCAATGAGATACGATGAAACCGGCCATTAGACCTGAGAGGCACCCTGTTCTCAGTCGACGCTGCTACAGCGGTAGAAAAGTTCAGATTGCCATCAAGCCGCTGTCTGGAAGCAACAGACACCGTTGCCGACCCGTTGTCAACAAGAGGTCTAGCAAGTTTCAGAAGCGTATTAGCGCCTTCTGTCTCAATGTCGCCAGTCGTTAACACGGCGTCAGAATTAAGGCCGGAGAAGGTCACAACCTTTGCGCCTCTGACGCCACCGAGAACGATCTGACCACCTGCCCACAAACGCGAGTCAAGAGACGCTGGGAGAGCGTCTAGAGAAGCTGAGTAGTTATCGAGGTTCTCAAGCGTGGTTGGCTGGGTCGCAAGAGTCGAGACGTAATCAACATCAGTTTCAGCATACGACCACTTATCAACCGCCCAGTTGTAAAACAACATGTACGTGTTGGCAAACGTATTCGTGAACGACCAGATAACAATTTTGTTAATCGGATCGATTGCTGACGAAATGTTCTGCAACAGAGACGGGTTGATGTTCTCATCAAACCATCTGTCTACACGCTCATTCCCGATGGGTTTTACCGTCTGCCCATCGCACACATAGAACCCGTCATCAGATAGAAAGTACGTGAAGCCACCAGACTGAACGACAGAACCAGACGATAGACAACCAAGCTGCCGAGTAATGTTGTCGAACTGGAAGTACAGAGGCGCACCAATGTACGTCATCCGGTAAATCGACTTCTCCAACAACACAATACCGAACTCACCACCAGTGATGCCTTTAATGTCGCCACCGTCAGGAATCACCTGTGAATCACTTTGAGAACCAGTGCCAGGCGTCCAGTTAGTCTCATCGTTGATGTCAGACCAAAAGATTTT